AGATAAATATATAGGTGATGCAATGATGGCTATATTTAATGCACCTTTAGATTTACTTAATCATCCAAAAATAGCATTTGAATGTGCTTTAGATATTATAAAAAATATGTCTACTTTAAATATAGAACTACAGGCAGAGGGATTGCCACCTATAGCTATAGGAATAGGAATAAATACAGGAGATGCAGTAATTGGAAATATGGGTTCAGAATCTAGATTTGATTATACTGCTATTGGGGATGCTGTTAATACTGCAGCTAGATTAGAAAGTGCTACAAAAGAAAGAAATGTAGATTTATTAATTGGAGAATCTACTGAAAGTTTATGCGGATATCATCTTAAAAAACTTGAATCTATTAAAGTAAAAGGTAAAACTAAAGCATTAGAAATATATACTTATGAATAAAATTAAATTAATTTGGAAATGGTTAGTAAATTTATTTCAAAAACGATATAAAATAATAGTGTCTTTTAATAAAGAATATGGAGATGCTGATGACAAAACTTATATTTCTAAAAAAATAATTACTCAAAAAGAAAAACACCTTAAGTTTAGAACACTTGATAGTAAATTAATTGAGTACCGAAGTGCGTCAGGGCTTAACTATATTATTGAGGAAGATGAATAATGCAACAAGTTTTAATAGGTATTATTATAGTTTTAGGATTTGGTAGTTATTTTTTGTATCAAGAAAATACTACATTAAAAGCTAATAATCTTGTATTAGAAAATGCTATAGCAACACAAGAAGAAGCTATTGCTTCAATACAAGCTGACTTTGTTTTGCAAACAACACAAATAAATGAATTAACTCTTAAATCACAAGAAGCTCAAAGAGAGTTAAATAGATACACACAATTTATACAAAACTATGAACTNGCATCTAAAATACTAGCTGACCCTATAGAAATGGAAAGGAAAATAAATAATGGTACAAAACATATTATGGAAGAAATCGAGAAACTTAGCGGTACAGTTGACTCTCTTGATGATGGTTTGCAGTTGCAGCCTAATTCCGACTAAACAAATAGAAGTTACAGCAAAACCTATTGAAAGGAAGATAGTACAACCTGTCATGCCTAGAGAGATTGATTTGCAAAAACCTATGTGGATAGTTATTACACCTGATAACTGGGAAGATAAACTTGCAATGATTGAAAAACAAGAAGGAGAGTTAGTTTTTCTTGCAATGACTATACCTGACTATGAAATCATGGCTTACAATATGCAAGAGTTAAAGAGATATATAAATGAACTTAAAGAAGTTGTTGTTTATTATAAAACAGTTACTACAAATAAAGAGGAATAAAAAAATGAACATATCACAAGAAGGTTTATCCCTTATTAAAAAATTTGAAGGTTGTGAGTTAAAGGCTTATAAATGTGCAGCAGGTGTTTTAACTATAGGATATGGAAGCACTAAAGGAGTAAAAGAAGATGATACTATTACTCAAGAAGAAGCAGATGCATTATTACTACATGAAATGGAAGAATACGAAGGTTATATAAATAATGCAGTAACAGTTGATTTAGAACAAAATCAATTTGATGCTTTAGTATCATGGGTTTTTAATCTTGGTCCAGCTAATCTTAAAGCTTCAACTATGTTAAAAGTAATAAATGATAATAAATTAACTGAAGTACCAGCTCAAATAAAACGCTGGAATAAAGCTGGAGGAAAAGTATTGCAAGGTTTAATTAGACGCAGAGAAGCCGAAGCTTTATTATTTGAAGGTAAAGAATGGTACGAGGTGTAACCCATGCCTCTATCTAAATATGTATTTAAACCAGGAATAAACAAAGAAGGTACTAATTATAGTAACGAAGGTGGTTGGTTTGATGCGGATAAAGTTAGATTTCGTAAAGGTAAACCTGAAAGAATAGGCGGTTGGACAAAATACAGCGAGAGTGGATTTATAGGAACAGCTAGAAAGATGTACCCATATAAAGCTGCTGGTGGTGACTCTTTTATAGGTATAGGTACTAATCAAAAACTTTACAATTTAAGCGGTAATGTTTTTTATGATATTACTCCTATAAGAGCCACAACTACTAATGGAATTGTTTTTGCAGCTACTAATGGCTCTAGCACAATTACAGCTACAGATGATGACCACGGAGCAGTAATGGTGATTTTGTTACTATTGCTGGTGCAGTTAGTTTAGGCGGTGTAATTACTGCTGATGTACTTAATCAAGAATATCAAATAGAAGCAGTTACAAGTGCTGATACATATACTTTTATTGCAAAAGATTCTAATGAAGATGCTGTTGCAGCTAACAGTAGTGATACAGGAAATGGTGGTTCTGGTATTGATGGCGTTTACCAAATTAATACAGGTCTAGATGTTTATGTTAGAGGTACTGGTTGGGGTGTAAATACATGGGGTGCAGGAACATTTGGTTCAGCAGGAGACCTTACATCTACAAACCAATTAAGATTGTGGTCTATAGATAATTTTGGAGATGATTTAATAGCAGCTCCTAGAGCAGACCAAATATATTTTTGGGATAAATCTGAAGGAGCAACAACTAGAGCAACTTTATTATCTGCAGAATCAGGTGCTAGCGATGTGCCTACAAAAGTATTGCAAATAATGATGTCTGATGTAGACAAGCATGTTATAGCTTTTGGCTGTAATCCAATAGGTTCTTCTGTACTTGACCCTTTGTTAGTAAGATTTTCAGATAGAGAGAGTGCTGTTGACTGGACTCCTACAGCAACAAACCAAGCTGGTGGTGTTCAGTTATCACAAGGCTCTGTTATTGTTGGTGCTTTAAGAACAAGACAAGAAATACTTATATGGACAGATACAGGTATAGTTTCTATGCGTTTTGTTGGAGAGCCATTTATATTTTCATTTACAGAAGTAGCAGAAGGTCCATCTTTAATATCTCCTAATGCAGCAGTTAGTGCTAACAACAGAGTTTATTTTATGGATAGAAGTGGATTTCATGTCTATTCAGGTTCTACACAAAGATTACCTTGCACAGTATTAGATTATGTATTGTCTGATTTAAACCAAGACCAAGCATATAAAGTATTTGCAGCAGCCAATGAAGGCGTAAATGAAGTAATGTTTTTCTATCCTTCTGGCACTAATACAGAAATAGACAAATATGTTTTATATAATTATTTAGAAGGCACATGGTCTATAGGAACAACTGCAGATAACTTTGTAAGAACAGCTTGGGATGAAGCATCTATATTTGAAAATCCTTTAGCAGCTAGTAAGAATGATGATACAAATATTAATTATATTTACAGTCACGAAATTGGTCATGGCGATGGAGACAATTCTTTTTCTGCCTTTATAGAATCAAGTGATTTTGATTTAGCTCCAGACGGAGATAGATTTACATTTATATCTAAACTTATACCAGATGTAGAATTTAGAGACCAACAAACTACTTCAGATACAGTTACTTTTACTATCAAAGGTAGAGATTATCCATTACAAGATTTATCAACTTTACAAACAATTAATGTAACTCCGCAATCTACTTTTGAAAATACTAGAGCTAGAAGCAGACAAGCTGCATTAAGAATATCAAGTGATGCTAGTGATTATGGATGGAGAGTTGGAGATTTAAGATTAGATATTAGACCAGATGGTAAAAGATAATGGCTGATATTAAAACGATAGCATTACCATTACCAAATTTAGAATATGATTCTAATAATGAAGCTTTAACTAGAAGAACTATTGAAACAGCTATTGAAGATTTAAATGTTAAAATTACTACAGTACAAAGGATGCAATCAACAGTAACAAGCAAGGCATCTAAAAGACATCAATTTTTATTAATGGGAATGAAACATGGCTGATAATCTTAAAGTATTAGGTCAAGTAGACCCAGCAGCAACAACAGTTACTGTTCTTTACACAGTACCCGATATGACACAAACAACTGTTAGTTCTATTGTGGCAGCAAATCGCACAGGTTCTGCTATCACTTTTAGACTAAGTATTCATGTAGCTGGTGCTGGTGCTGACGATAAACAATATTTATATTACGGCAAATCAGTTGCAGCTAATGATTCCTTAGCAATCGTTTTAGGTATAACATTAAACCAAACAGATGTTGTAAAAGTTTATACAAGTGCAGTAGATATGAGTTTTAATATGTTTGGATGCGAAACAACAGAGGATAGATAATTATGAATATTCAACAACAAACTAAAAATGTAGCAGCACAAGGTCGTTATGGCGATTCTATGCTATTGCATGTCAATCCTATGGAAGTCAAAGGTTTAGCACAAGCAATGCCTATAACTGTAAATCCAGAAACAGGACAGCCTGAAGCTTTCTTACCTTTCTTAGCACCTCTTGCAGGTTCTTTATTAGGTGGTAGTTTATTAACAGGAGTAGGCGGTTTATCTTCTTTAGCAGCAGGAGCTATAGGTTCAGGAGTTGCACAATATGCAGTAACAGGAGACCTTAAAAAAGGTTTGTTAGCTGGTTTAACTGGTTATGGAGTAGGTTCTGCATTACAAGGTGCAGCAGGTGCAGCAGGTGCACAAGCTGGTACTGATGTAGCAACATCTGCAGTAACAACAGCAGGAGAAATGGGAACTGAAGCTGGTATCAATGCAATTAATCAAGCAACTCAACAAGCAGGTGCAGAAGCAGCAAAAACTGCAGCATCTTCTACAGGTGTACAAAATCTACAAGCTGCATTTGGAAGTCCAACAGTAGGTGCTTCAGTAGTTAATCCATTAGCAGAACAAGGATTTGGACAAGCAGTAGGAGCTAATACTTTTACTAATGCTGGTGCTGATGCAGTAGGCAATCAATTTGGTTCAGGAGTAGGTAATTTAGTAGAAGGATTAAGTCAACCTGGTGCTTATATCCCAGCAGGAATAGGCATGGGTGGTACTTCTATTATGGAATCACAAGAACTATTTGCTCAACAAGAAGCGGATAGATTAAGAAGATACAACGAAGA